CGGAGACGAACATTGGAATACGGTTAAACCTATTCTCACGTGGTGTTTGTGGTATGATGCGTTCTCTCGTGCCCCACCTCGTGCTAAACTCTCATTAATTGCTATGATGGCAATAGAGAACGTTGACAAGGATCAAGTTTCCTGGCTATATGAAAAACTTGTTGAGATCACCTTAAAACTGATTCGATGCTTTGTGCGTTTTAAGAGTGATGATGATGAAAATGAGGAAGCTGATCCTGAAGTCAAGAAAAAAGTTTCTGCTAAAGATGTTGCTGAATTCTTTGACCAAAATGAAGATGCGCAATCTGCTCTTGATTCCGCCTGGGAATCTTTGTGTGATGCATGGAAAGTTAAACTAGACGTTCCAGGAATGAAAAAATGGACCACATTATTTGTTTTTCTTAACCAAGGTCATCGCTTTGCTACTCATGTTGCTGGTTCCGTGTTCAATGCAATGTGGGCTGTCATCACTTATTTTGTCAATGCTCTCCAAGTTTTTCTGGGATGTCCACAAGGAGATTTGAAAACTCTCCAAAATTCCGGACGACGCTGGGTTGAAGTGGCACTTTCATGGCGGAAAAGGGACCCTGGCTCGCTCGACATACAAGATGTCCGAGAAGTTATGAATCACCATCGTGATGGTCAGGAACTCGTTGCCCAGTTTGTCGAGTTTGACCGGCATGGACTGTTATTCGCACCTTTCCTTAAACAATGGAATGAGTTTGATGAATGGTGCTTTACTTCCAAGATCAGAACGGAAGTGAATGACATGGAGAGGCCCCAGCCACATTGGGTCTATCTTGCTGGAGACCCTGGTATTGGGAAAAGTGACATGAGATGGTTCATCCTTGCGGGTTGGTTCGAGATTGACACTGGTCGTCAAGACTTTGATAAATCGCTAGTGTATCAGATCTCGGAGAGTAAGTTTCAAGATGGTTACAATGATCAGTTGTATGGTACTGTTGACGATTTTATGCAGTCCGCCATTCCTGAAGATCAAGTTGCTCTTGCCCTGTTTGTTATGCTGAATTGTACAGGTGGTGCGGTTTTGTTTGAGTCCGCTGATCCCAAGAAAAAAGGGAAACAATTGTCACGGCTTCGTGGCTTTGTAACACCCTCCAATAATGCGCATTTTCCTCCACTAAAAATTGCTTCTCAACCTGCTCTCGAGCGGCGGCGGACTGTGTGCGCTTATGGCCGTAAGATTGTTCAACCCCGGCCTGGGCAGTACCGAGCATCAGCTGTTGAATGGGATTTGTACAAAACCCGTTCCACACCAGCCAATGAAGTTGAAGTAGTAAAGACCCTAACAGCTTCAGAACTTCAGTGTTACACGCAGTGTGTTTATGCTAACCGTGAATCTCTATTTGCTGACCCTTTAGCGATAATAAAGAGAGATGATCTCACTATTCAAGAATTCCTTTCGGGAACCCATGAGATTACAAAGGTTGGTTTTTCTGATAAATTTAAACACCCTTCATGGGAACCTTTTGAATGGTTGAAATGGTATTCGGAATGCAATGAACTTCCCACTTTCAGTGATCAGAGTGATGAACCCAAGCTTATGAAGCCCCATTGGCTTGTAGAGAGACTTAATCACAGAGAAACAGTAAAGTGGATTGGCGCTGCTGTTGCTATTGTTACAGCCATTGGAATTGGCTATTGGATGAGTTCCGGCCATTCCGATGAAAGTGAGCCTCGAGGTAAGCGACCAAATCGGTCTGCCCAAAAATCTCTTGATGCATACAGAGCATCACAGTCTCATGATCAGAACACCAGCGACGTTCAGATGAAAGTTTTTGCTAACATTGCCCATATCTACTACCTTTCGACTGAAGGAGATATTGAATGTAAACAGCATTGTACTTTCATCGATGATCGACATTTTCTCGCTAACAAGCACTTTTTCAATTCCAACTATGACATTGTCGACTACCCCTCTTTTGCGATTCAATGGGCTGCAGCAGGTGAAAACGCCTGGACCATTCTTGGGAGGCGTTCACTGCGGGTTCACCACCACAAAGATGCCGATTTGTCAATTTGTAGACTCCCAGAGCCCATAAGTGGAGTAAGGAACATTGAGAAGCATTTTGTTACAGAGGACTTCTTTGAAAGAGACCTTGTTGGCAATCGTGATTTGTATCTTGTTGTCAAAAACCAAGGCACCATGACCGTTCTTCAAAAACAAGTTCGTAATCCAAAACGAGCTGAAAAAATAAAAACAAAACAGGGTTCGGTCGTCTATGGTGCTGTCACGGGGGTTGTTAATTCCGTGGCTGGAGATTGTGGCGCTCCTTGGATGTTGCTTGCTGAGCAGTATGGTGCTCGTATTGCGCTTGGAATACATAGCGCTGGCAATAAACATAGTGGCGTTGCTCATCTCGTGTCCAGAGAGCTTGTCAAAGCTCTCAAAGAAGCAGTCTGACATGTGTGGGCTCCTCTCCATTTAAACATTCGAGAGAGTGATGTTAATTTCTTTCCTCCTAATAAAACTTCTTTTAAAAAATCAGCAATGTATGGTATGTTTGGACCGGCTACTCATGCTCCTGCTCCGCTTTCCTTAGTGGACGGTGAGTCTCCTATCTTTAACAACCTTACCTATGTAACTCCGAATCTCTCGTATGAAATTCGAACTTCTAGAATAGTCAAGGAAATCTGTGAACAGGTTCCTATTTGTGCCGATTATAGAGAATTGACCCTTGAAGAAGCTATTTCTGGCATTGAATTTGACCCCGATTTTAAGAGTGTTGATTCTGACACTTCTGCAGGTTATCCCTATAAATTTGAAGGTCTCTCTCGGAAACAACTTATGGAGGGCGAGCCAGGGAATTGGAAACCTACACCTAGATTGCGAAAAGATGTTGAAGACATTTTATCCGGTCAAGTTGCTCCAAAATGGTGTGAGTGTCCAAAGGATGAACTTCTGCCTGTCGAGAAAGTTCAAGCCCATAAAATTCGTTTGTTTTCTATTTCTTCTTTTTCTCACCTTCTTGCCATGCGTATTGTTTTTCAACCTTTTCTTGTACATATTAAACAAACGCGTGTTTTTACTGGAATGATGTATGGTATGAACCCTGAGTCACTTGAATGGGGTGAAATCGCTAGATCACTAAAGTTGTATCAGCACATCTTCGCCGCTGACGGTCGGAAATGGGACAAGTCTGTTTTCGAACAGCTCATGAACTTGTTCTTTAAAGTTTGGATTGATCGATGTAATCCAACTCCTGAAACTGTGTGGCGCGCTAGAAATGCTTTTAGACATGTGATTCACTCCATTCATACTCTCTTTGGATATGAATGGGAGACTCATGGTGGAAATCCTTCTGGTAACTTTGTAACTACAGTATTAAACATTTTTGCCCTGCTTGGTCTGCTCATGCAGATATTTTTTGATCTTGCTCCCGAAGAGCTTAAATTCTTCGATTGGTGTCGCCCTTATAATTATGGTGATGACCAGCTCATGGGAGTAAATTCAGAAATAGTTGATTGGTATAATCCACCTGCGATTGGCCAAGCAGCCGCCCAATATGGTGTAATGTTCACCATGC